TCAATGTTCATAACTCAGAAGTTCGTGCTGCTGGCGACAGATAATGTTCAGTCTCTGGATCCACCTACGAGCATTCTTTTCTGTTGTAGTGGTGAGTTGTGCTCACCCTGTCAACTGGGAGCAGTGTGTTCGTGTGGACCAGTGGCTCTTGCCAGAAGTCAAGGAAGGGTATAGACTATGGACAGGACAGACAACCCCGTACCAAACTGAAAAGGATTATCTTAAGAACCTCCCCTCTAAATAGATAGACGGGAGGTTTTTTTATGGCAAAACAACCAGCTAATATATCTCAGATAGTATCTCCAGTGCCTAATCCTGCTAAGGCAGCATTAAAATCTATTTTGGAAGAAGTTGCTTCTACTGGCTGGTTGAGACCAGAGCAAGCAGATAGTGGATTTAAATGGCCTACTAACAGACAGGGTACATATAAGATCTATCTAAACAAATCTATGTTAGATGATGTTGCTGCCAAGAATCCTGGGGGTACACCTGGCAAAGACAAATATCAGATTGATCTTAGCAATAAAAAAATAGTTTTTGAAGTTACTGGAAAAACTGGTGCTGGTGGAGCTCCAGATGCTAAGACTACCGCTGCTCAAGAACGTGGTTCTGCTTATATTTTACAGCGTGTTTTAAAAAACAATAAAAAATATAATTCTGCTGCTGATATAAAAAAAGATGTTCAAGCATATAGAGCACTACAAAGAATTTGGAGACTATCTCAATTAGACTTTGATGACTCCTGGTTGGATGATTACTATAAGCAGCAAAAAACTATGCTTATTGAATATTCTAGTCCTAGATTTACCGAGTTCATTCGTGATGGGGGATTCATGAAATGGGTTACCGATCTAGTGAAAAACAAATATCAAATTTCCCAAAAAGATAATTGGAACCCTGCTGATATTTGGTTGATCAAAGACCAAAACAAGACAATTAAAATGATTGAAGATCTGATTGACGGTGGTAGTAGTCAGACACTTCAAGAATTGAATGCTATCTTGAGGACATTGTTTAGGGATGACATTATAGTTGGTGTATCTCTTAAGAAAGTTTCTGGTAAAGAAGCAAAGTATGAAAGAGTAAATCTGAGTGAAGCAGACTTTGAATCATATAAACAGATGTACTTTGAGATAGGTAAAATCAAAATTGATTTATCTCTTGGTAAGAATAAAAAAGGTGTTACATCTTTTAGTACTCAAGACACTAGAGTATTTGTAGCATCCCCAAAGTATACTTACAATTTTCAAATTAAAGGTAACGACAGTTCTGATTTTTCTAATTTGAAATGGGAACCTACTCAAGAGGGGGCAGCGTCTGCTCGCCTAGGCAAGGCACCTGTTGATATGGTACAAAAATTGATGATTGACTATGGTGTCAGGTTTGACAACAAACACAGACAGTACCCAAAGAGTCTCACGGACTTCACCAAGGTACAGGGTGAGTATGCTAAAATAATCAAGTCACTGAGACAGAAGGGGGTTGACACTGTTGTCGATGAAGACCAAGCGGTCAACAACCTCACTGTTGTTCTTGCTACCGAGACCCATGTTGCTACGTCGAAGATGATGCAACTGTACTTCCTTGACATGCTTATGGGCATGAACGTAAAGGAACGTAATAAATTTATGACTGATATGTCATTCCTCGCTCAGAAGAAGGGCGACCGCTTTGGACCTTTCGGAAAACTTTATTGATGTCTAAGAACACCCACCTAGAACACTTAGAAGACAGCATCCTTTTTGACGGTAGTCAAGGGGCGACGGATGCTTTTATGTTCTTAGATCAACTAGCCCAAACGTTTAGTGGTAACCAAAGAAATTCTTTTAAGATCACTACAAAATGGGATGGTGCCCCTGCTATTTTTTGTGGCACCTATCCTGGTTCAAAAAGATTTTTTGTAGGCACTAAATCAGTGTTTAACAAAAATGCTAAAATTAATTTTAGAGATACTGATGTTGATGTAAATCATGGTCATGCTCCTGGTCTTGTTTCTAAATTGAAAGATGCCCTTAAATATTTTCCTGCCCTAGGTATTAGAGGTGTGGCACAAGGGGATCTTCTGTTCACCGACGATAAGAAGTATGAAACCATCAACGGGGAGAGATGCATCACATTCACTCCTAACACAATTACATATAGCATACCAGAGTCCTCCGCTCTCTACGCCAAGGCTAAAAAAGCAAAGATCGGAGTTGTCTTTCACACAACGTATACAGGGAGTAGTGTTGATAGTCTTAACGCTACTTTTGGTTATGATATAAATCAATTAAAAACTTCTGATGATGTACTAGTTCTTAGTGCTGAGACTGGGCAACTAGGTAAAGATTTACTCATCACGAAGCAAGAAGAAAATAAATTGAACAGTATGAAGAGAGCATCAATGACTCTTCTTCGTCAATCATCTTCTTTTCTAGATACTGTAGCGGAACAGATTGAAGCAAACGATCAGTTGACTGTAGGTCCTCGTTTGAAAATCTATTTTAATACGTATGTTAGACAGGGGAGACGAGTTAATAGTGCTTCTAGGTTTGTAAACGATTTTAAAAACTATTTTGAACAAGAAGTAAAGAAAGCAGCAGATAAAGTGAAGACCCCTAAGTCCAAGGCAACAAAACTAAAAAAGTTATATGACGGACTAGACTTCATCGAATCAAACGAGGCAGCTCTTGTAAAATCAATTGGTCTATATACTACATTACAGCAAGCGAAACTTTTATTCATTCGTAAACTTGAGAAAGGGGAACGTATAGGAACTTACTTGAGGAGTGAAAACGGTTATAAAGTTACTGCCCCTGAGGGTTATGTTGCTATCTTTGAAGACAGCACAGCAGTTAAATTGGTTGATCGTTTATCGTTTAGTGTTGCCAACTTTAATGTATCTAAAGACTGGGTTGACGGGAAATGAGTAGAGTAGTCTTCACTTTTGGTAGGTTCAATCCACCTACAATTGGGCATGAGAAACTTATTCTTGCTGTTGCCAAGCAAGCAAAAAGTGATGACTATATGATTTTTCCATCACACTCCCAGGATAAAAAAAAGAACCCTTTGAAGTCTGAAACTAAGGTCGAATACATGAGACTTATGTTTCCTAGACATGCTAGTAATATTATCCACAATACAGATATAAAAACACCTATACATGTACTTCAACATTTACAAGGTACATATGAAAATGTAGTTATGGTTGTTGGTAGCGATCGTGTTGCTTCTTTCTCTGGTATGTTGACAAAATATAATGGTGTGGAGTATACTTTTAGGAATATTGATGTAGTTTCTGCTGGTGATCGTGATCCTGATGCCGATGGTGCCGCTGGTATGTCGGCAAGTAAGATGAGGAAAGCAGCATCCGAGCATAATTTTATGTCATTTCAAACAGGTATACCTAATACTTTAAAGATTGAAAAGAAAATGGAATTGTTTATGGAAGTCAGAAAAGGTATGGGTATTAAATGAAAGACTTTAGAGATATTAAAAAGGTAGCAGACCAGCAACGATTTCGTCTTAAGGAAGTTTACCAACCAGGAGATCTAGTGTTTAATACTAACACGGGAGAGAAGGGTGTTGTACATAGATCAGGAGTAAACTATGTTATTGCTGTTACTGAAGAAGGAAAAATGTTTCGTGCCTGGGTAACAGACATACGTGAAGTACAAGAGACTATAAATAAAGAAAGGAAAAGTAGTATCTTTACAAATAATGGAAAGGCAGAAACCAACGACTGACATTAAGCATAACGATGATTTCTCGAAAGCACTGATTGAATCCTATGGTCGCTGGATGGGCGGCGGTGGATTCGGTTGGCACCTTCATGAAGACTCTATCCCTGCTGAACAAAAGCAAGGTGCCGAACAACCCACCCGTGAAGGTGGTGCTGATGCTTCCACATCAATTCCCGATCTTTCTGGTAAGGAAGAGAAGACTGATGAAGGTGGTAAAGATATTAAAGCAGCAGCTGGTGCTCCAGATCCTGCTGCTAATCTTCGTACTGGTCAAGGTATGAAGTATTCTCTTGGAGCAGAAATTAAAGATACTACTAAGGTAGTTGCTAAGGAATCCTGTGAAACCTGTCCTGAGTGTGGCGGGAAAGGATGTGCTAAGTGTCAGACCGAAGGTAAGAAAGCAAAGAAAGAGAAGACCGTATCTGAAGGTAAAGGTCTCTACGCTAACATTCATGCTAAGAAAAAGCGTGGTGGTTCACCTGCTAAACCAGGAAGCAAAAACTATCCTGCTAAGGGTGCTTTCGAGAAGTCTGCTAAGACTGCCAAGAAAGAATCTTTTGAACTTAATGGCGTTGAGTATGTCTTTGAAGAGGTAATTGAAGAAGGTAGTATGAAGGCAGCACGTAAGAACGTTGGTGCTAGCAGCTGCTGGAAAGGTTATAAGGCATCGGGCACTAAAATGAAGGGTGGCAAGTCTGTTCCTAATTGTGTTAAGGAAGGAAAGAAACTTGATCCCGTAGGCAAGGAAGATAAGGACATCGATAACGATGGTGATCACGATAAGTCTGACAAGTATCTACTTGCTCGCCGTAAGAAGGTCTCTAAGATTCTTGGTGTTAAGAAAAAAATGAAAGAGTCTGCTGAACTTGCTAGGGAGATTGAAGAAGAAAAAAAGTGAAGGCGGCACACGTCGAAGTGATGCCTAACATCGAAGACGGTGCCGAAATGAATGACAAGGAACAAAAGAAACATAAAAAGTATGTTTTGAAAACAGCGGCAAAGCATAGTATGGATAAATAGTTCACACACTATGCTATGAACTCATGTTATCTTTTTTACTCCCACTAGCGTCGAAAATTATTAAAGATGCTGTTGCTAAAATTCCAGAGAATGAAGAACTCGGTGAGAAGATGGTTGAGATCTGTCTTGTTATTCTTGCTAAAGCAGTTAAGTTGACCAAGACTGATATGGACGATAAACTTTTGGAAGTTGTATCTGC